TGAAGTTCCAGAAGTTCCTGATGATCCAGATGTTCCTACAGAGCCTGAAGTTCCTGCCGTACCAGATGATCCTGAAGTTCCTGATGATCCTGAAGTTCCTGAAGTTCCTGATGATCCTGATGATCCTGAAGTTCCAGATGTTCCTACAGAGCCTGAAGTTCCTGCCGTACCAGATGATCCTGAAGTTCCAGAAGTTCCAGAAGATCCTGAAGATCCTGAAGTTCCAGAAGATCCTGAAGTTCCTGAAGTTCCAGAAGATCCTGAAGTTCCTGAAGTTCCGACAGAACCTGAAGTTCCTGCTGTACCAGAAGTTCCTGAAGTTCCTGAAGTTCCTGAAGATCCTGAAGTTCCAGATGTGCCAGATGTTCCGCTTGAACCAGAAGAACCTTTCTCTCCAGTGAGTCCTATTTCACCTTGCGGTCCTGTCGCCCCATTTAAATTAACGATCCATGGTGATAAATTAGATCCAGTTCCTGTATAAGAATTTACGGAGAATGATAATAAACCACTATTTTGATTGTATGAATTAACTGTTCCAATTATTTTTGTATTTACATCATACGCAAGTAATATTTCTTGTGAAAGTGTATAAGATAATCCAGTTCCAATTGTGATATTAGTGGGTGAAGATGGGGGTAATGATATTGTATCATTTGATATAGTACTGTAAACATCACCACTAAAACCTGAACTTCCTGATGAACCTGAAGTTCCAGCACTACCAGCAGAACCCGCACTACCTGCTGATCCAGCACTACCGGCACTACCAGCAGATCCTGCACTACCTGCTGATCCAGCACTACCAGCAGATCCTGCACTACCAGAACTTCCGGATGTGCCTGAAGATCCTGCACTACCAGCAGATCCGGCACTCGCATCACGTCCAGAAGAACCTGATGATCCAGCACTACCTGCTGATCCGGCACTACCTGCACTACCTGCTGATCCGGCACTACCGGCAGACCCTGCACTACCTGCTGATCCTGCACTACCTGCACTACCTGCACTACCTGCTGATCCGGCACTACCGGCAGACCCTGCACTACCGGCAGACCCTGCACTACCTGCTGATCCAGCACTACCGGCAGACCCTGCACTACCTGCTGATCCTGCACTACCTGCACTACCACTGCTACCTGCTGATCCTGAAGATGAATCTCCGAATGTTAAGGCAACATATCCTGTTGTGGGTTTAGGAAAAGTAATTTGAACTGTATTATTATCGATATAAGAAACTTTATCAGTTAAAATTACATTAAAATCTAAATCTGTGATGGCAAAACTTAAAGGTCTAGTGCCTAGATAGTGATTAACTATCCAAGTTGTGGATGCTATATCTTGTCGATGAATAAATGCACCACCATCACGACCAGAAGATCCAGATGTTCCTGTAGAGCCAGAAGAACCTGCAGAACCAGAACTACCTGCACTACCTGCTGATCCTGAAGAACTGTCCCCAAAAGTTACAGTTGCATAACCAGTTTGATTAACCCCCACTGGCCATATGATCTCAATAGAATTTCTTGTTGTAAATCTTACAGTTTGCGGAAATATTTGTACATAATCAGAATCAGTGAATATAACATTTACAGGTCTACTGGTATTTAAATTATGATTTATGACCCAATATCTACTAGGAGTTGTTTGACTGTGTACGTATGTACCACCATCTACACCAGATGTACCACTACTACCTGCTGATCCTGCACTACCAGCACTTCCCGCACTACCTGCTGATCCTGCACTACCTGCTGATCCTGCACTACCTGCTGATCCGGCACTGCCAGCACTTCCTGCACTACCTGCTGATCCAGCACTACCAGCACTTCCTGCACTACCTGCTGATCCGGCACTACCAGCACTACCAGCAGACCCTGCTGATCCGGCACTACCTGCTGATCCGGCACTACCAGAACTTCCAGATGAACCAGAAGATCCAGCACTTCCAGCACTGCCTGATGAACCTGCTGATCCAGCACTGCCTGATGAACCTGCTGATCCCGATGTGCCTGAAGAAATTCTTTCAATTATTATTTCATTGGAATTTCCAGGAGAAACTTTATTATAATAATAAATTATAGGATTCGATGAAAAAGGAACTTGATATGCGATATAAGCACCAGGTGTTCCTGGAGTACCAATTCTTTCGATACCATATGTAACATCTATATCATCTTGTCCAATAGATCCTGGATTATGAATACCCTCAAAATAATTAGATAAAGATAATTCATAATTTAAATTTGAAGGATCATCCAGTTCAAATTTATATTTAAAACCTTTATACAGTAATAATGAATCTAAAGGAACTTCATCAAATGTGAAAACATTCTCACCACCTTCATCTAAATTAACTGTTACTTTATAGACATATGCGTATGGTGCTTCTCCTGAAGTTCCTGCCGAACCAGAAGTACCAGCACTAGCATCTCTTCCAGAAGTTCCATCTTTACCTGATGATCCAGAAGTTCCTGTAGAACCTGAAGTTCCTGTAGAACCTGAAGTTCCAGATGTGCCTGACGATCCTGAAGATCCTGCACTTGCATCTCGACCAGATGAACCAGAAGATCCTGCACTTCCTGAACTTCCAGAACTACCTGCACTGCCAGAACTACCTGCACTACCAGAACTACCTGCACTACCAGAACTACCTGCACTGCCACTGCTACCTGATGAACCTGAACTTCCCGAACTTCCAGAAGATCCAGAACTTCCGGAACTGCCTGCACTGCCACTGCTACCTGATGAACCTGATGACCCTGGAATACCCTGAGCGCCTCTTAGATTCACATACCAGAACGAAAATGTATTTTCTAATATAAAATTGCTACCATCCTCAATCAGAAGATCATGAATACCTTCAGCCTCTTCAAAAAGAAATTTGTCACCATTTTCTAAAACTAATTTATCAAAATTTCCTACATACATTCCACTAGAAAAATCATATTCTTTTTCTTCTATTATAAGTTTTTCTGATCCGTTTTCTAGTAGTAATTGTTCATCATTTTCTAGTGATAGTGTTTTTATTAAATTTTCAGTCTCAAGTTTACTATTGTCTTGTTCATTTAACAAATATCCATCATTTTCTAAAGCTATTTGATGAATTTCATCTCTTCTATCATTTAATTGAAGATGATACGATGACATCTCCGCTTCTTCAGGATCTATTACTAATACACCTGTTTTATCATTATAACTGACAACTACACCTTGAAAATAAGTTCTATAATCATTTCCGTATGAAATTAATACTTCTTGTCGTGGAGCATATTGTCTATCAATATCTTCAAGTATAAAAGTTTTAAAGCCAACAACATCTACAACATTTGTTGTATAAGAAATTGTACTATATCGATCACCGTCAAATCCTGAGGATCCAGAAGATCCTGCACTTCCAGCACTACCTGCTGATCCAGCACTTCCAGCACTACCTGCTGATCCAGCACTTCCAGAGGATCCAGAACTTCCAGAGGATCCTGATGTGCCAGCAGAACCTGAACTACCAGAAGATCCAGCACTGCCAGCAGAACCTGAACTTCCAGAGGATCCTGATGTACCGGCGGAACCTGAACTTCCAGAGGATCCTGATGTACCGGCGGAACCCGCACTTGCATCTCGACCAGATGATCCTGAAGTTCCTGAACTTCCTGAACTACCAGAAGTTCCTGAAGAACCAGCAGAACCCGAACTACCAGAAGATCCTGCGGTACCTGCAGATCCAGAAGAACCAGCACTTGCATCTCGACCAGAAGATCCTGAAGTTCCTGCAGATCCTGCTGTTCCTGCAGTTCCAGATGTACCAGAAGATCCTGATGATCCATCATCTCCTTTTTCACCTTTATCACCAGTTCTTGCAAAAGTTAATACACAAATATCTTCATCGTTAAAAGGAATTGTTGAAGATTCTTCTAATATTTGAATACTTAATTCATAGTAAGATTCTTGAGGATGTTCTATTAAATTTTGAGTTATTACAAATAATAAAAAATCTTCTTCTTGTCCTTTTTTAGAAATCTTTAAATGACCTTTTACGGTGCTAGTTGAATCATCTATTGTTCTAAGAAAATTTTGTAAATCTGTATAATTATTATCAAAAAATTTAATGTATATTTTATCTGATAAGTTTTGAGTTCCATTATTTAATCGAAATAAACCATAAGGAAATGATGTATTGAATGGACTTTGTACGTTCTCGTATTCAAATTCAAAGCCTGCGCCACCAAAATTTCCATCAACCCCAGAAGTACCAGCAGAACCAGATGTGCCAGAAGTACCAGATGAACCAGAACTGCCTGCAGATCCAGCAGAACCGGCAGATCCAGAACTTCCAGAACTACCTGCAGAACCAGCAGATCCAGAACTTCCAGAACTACCTGCAGATCCAGCAGAACCAGCAGATCCAGAACTTCCAGAACTACCTGCAGATCCAGAACTTCCAGAACTACCTGCAGATCCAGAACTTCCAGAACTACCTGCAGATCCAGAACTTCCAGAACTACCTGCAGATCCAGCAGAACCAGCAGATCCAGAACTTCCAGAACTACCTGCAGATCCAGAACTTCCAGATGATCCAGCACTACCTGCACTTCCTGCACTTCCAGAACTACCTGCAGATCCAGAACTTCCAGATGATCCAGCACTACCAGAACTACCAGAAGTTCCAGCACTACCAGAACTACCAGAAGTTCCAGCACTACCAGATGTTCCAGACGAACCTGCGCTACCAGAACTTGCATATGTTAATCCAGACGATCCAGAAGTTCCAGCACTTCCTGAACTACCAGATGAACCAGCACTACCTGCACTTCCTGCACTTCCAGCGCTACCGGATGATCCAGAAGTTCCCGATGATCCAGAAGTTCCCGATGATCCAGAAGTTCCAGCACTTCCTGAACTACCAGATGAACCAGAACTTGCATATGTTAGTCCAGACGATCCAGAAGTTCCAGCACTTCCTGAACTACCAGATGAACCAGAACTACCTGCAGAACCTGATGATCCGGCACTTCCAGATGATCCAGCACTACCTGCACTACCTGCACTACCTGCTGATCCGGCACTACCTGCACTACCTGCTGAGCCTGAAGATCCTGCACTACCTGCTGATCCGGCACTACCTGCACTACCTGCTGAACCTGAAGATCCTGCACTACCTGCTGATCCGGCACTACCTGCACTACCTGAACTTCCAGATGATCCTGCACTACCTGAACTTCCAGATGATCCTGCACTACCTGAACTTCCAGATGATCCAGCACTACCTGCACTACCTACAGATCCTGAAGTTCCTGATGTACCAGATGATCCTGATGATCCTGATGATCCTGCACTTGCATCTCGACCAGATGAACCAGAAGATCCTGCTGTACCGGATGAACCAGAAGTACCAGATGTTCCTGCATCACCCGTTCTAGCAAATGTAACCACACAGCTATCGCCATCATTAAATGGAATTTCATTAGAAGAAGTAACATAATTGATTGATACTATATCAAAATTATTACCAGCACCACCATCGACAGAATCACTAATGGTAAATAGCATGTATGCAGAATTATCACCTTTTAGAGAAATTCTAACATGACCCTTAATCGTGCTTGTCGATCCAGCTATAGTGTGTAGAAATGATTCTATATCACTAGAATTATTATCCAAGTGATTTATAATCAATTCAGTTATAGATGCAGATGATGTGCTATTGAATCTAAAAATTCCAGTTGAAGGATCACCGATGATAGAATCATCATAATCATATTCAAAAGAAGCGCCTCCAAAATTTCCATCTACTCCTGAGGTTCCTGATGATCCTGAAGTTCCTGAAGTTCCTGCTGATCCTGAAGTTCCTGCTGATCCTGATGATCCTGAAGTTAATGGTCTTATCTGATCTAATATATTTGATCTAATAATAACTGAAGAATTGTTTTGACCATTTTCTAAATAAAAACCATCATCAGAATTTACGGATATGTGTTCTAAATTTGAGATTGTATTTCCAGAAACCTGCGTTTCAGAAATCTCTATAGGTTTCGAGGCAGGAGAAAACTCTAAAGTATTATTGGACGTAACCCTTAAAACATCTCCTTCAGAGCCCAGAAAACTTTCATCGACTTCTTTTAACTCAAGAACTGAAAATATTCTGTCACCATTACTATCTCTAATAGTAAAATCATTACCAGAGGTGCTGTGAAAACCTAATACAGCATTTTGTGTACCTTCACCAATTTTTAAAGATTGAGTCTGTCCGATAATCAATGATTGATTGACGACTAAATTATTATCATCATTTATTGACAATAAATCAGGATCAAAAGATATAATTATGGAAGAATTATTCTGTGCAGCAAAAAGACCACTACCTGTTTTTATTGATTTAAATTTTAAGGTAGTTTTTGTTGGAGTATATTCTACATTTGAATATAGTTGTACTGTGTTAGATGTGACTTCTAAGTTTTTACCTATTGATACAATATCACTACCGCCGCCTCCTCCATAAGTATCTCCCCAACCAGTCGATACTTTTTGCGCAGTAGATGCTGCTTGTGAACCAATATTTTTTACAACAGTTTTTAATTTTTCTAACTCTTGCTTTAATGGTTCTACTTGTGCGTCATCGCCTTTTGGACCTACATCACCCTGAGGACCTTGTGGTCCAATTTCTCCCTGAGGTCCTTGTGGCCCTTGAAGTCCTTGTGGCCCTATTTTACCTGGATCACCTTTCTCACCTTTTTCTCCTCTTTCACCAGGAGAACCATCTAAACCTTTTTCACCCTTTTCACCTCTAGGACCTTGCTCACCTGCTATTTCAAGAACTTTTATTTTCTCACCAGTTTCAGGATCAAAAATTTCTTTTATATCTTTTATTAGCTCTTGCTTAGCTCTTTTAAATTCTTTTTGAGTGTATGCTAGAGATGCAGCTAAAACTTCATTTAGTTTTAATTGCTTATTATTATCATTTGACATTTAATTAATCGTCTAACTTTATAGTAGATAAAATATCATTTATAGTGTTTTTCAGTTTTTCGTCATTTTTACTAGATTCAAATTTGCTTTCTATAATTTTCTCAATGAGATTTTCATTCAAAACATTTTCAGATTCTTGTTCGTAAGAATTATTCATTTGCATATCATCTTCTCCAGAAAATCTTGGATCTTCCAGTTCTTTCGCAATTTGTTCATCATTTGTTTTGATGTCATCATCACTCATCAATAAAATATTTTTTCTCACATACTCATTAGAATAATATTTTCCAGTGTATTCTGATAAATCTCTTAATAAGTTAAGTCTGTCTTGTAATAATTCATTTCTTTTCATTTCTGTGAAATGACTATCACTTTCATAATGATAATAGAGTTGATTTTTAATTTCTTTAAAATCATCTCTACTCATAATACCTTTAAGACTTAATTGTCTCTCTAATAATTCATCAAATAAAATTGAAAATTTATTTTGTAATCTATTAATAAATCTGGTAAATTTAACTTCGTCTCTGGAAATTTCCGTTGCTCTACCAATGGTATAAGATGCTTCTGATTCTAATCTAGAGAGTGGAACACCTAATGATTTATAAAGTTTCTTTTGAAAGTATATAACATCTTCTATATCACCTAGATTTTGACCTCCTGGCAATGTTGTTACCTCGGTACCTCTACCCCCCTCCATTCTAGGCATCCAGTAATCTTCTAACATTGACATATGTTTTCTATCATCACGTATTTCACCAGTATTCGCATCATAAACAAGTTTATTCTTATATCTTGTCATCAAATCACGCATATATTGTTCTGCTCGTACTTTAGGTAAATTTCCAACATCTACATAAAAAATTCTTCTTTCGGGTGCCCTTGATATCCTATAAATGACTAAAGAATCTTCAATCATTCTGAGCATATTGAGAGGTTTTATAGCTTTATGTAAGTATGATAATACTAATGATTTTGTGGAATTTAATAATCCAGAATGACAATAAACAATAGAATCTAAAGAAATTTTTAAACCAGATGCTGCATTTGTAAATGCAGTTCCTATTGTCTGTCCTTGCGATTGATATATACCTTTTTCATTATAGACATAATATTCTTGTATTTGTTTTTGAGTGTCACCATTTGGAAGTTTTAGAGATTTATTTTCTCTGATTTTTTTTATCTTGCGAGGATCTAATAATCTTAATTCGTGAATACCTTTTTTAGTATTTTTTTCATCAATAACAACATGATAATAAATTCTACCATCAACATACCATCTTCTGAATAAATCATAACCTAAATTTTGAAAATCTAATAATTTAGATATCTCTTTGAATTCTGCTCTTATTTTATTTTTTATATTTTCGGATAGGTTTAGATTATCTAATTTTATATCCACTATAGGATTGTCTTTTATTGATATAATCGCTTCATTAACAATATCGTCTATAGCATTTTCGACTTCTGCCTGTAAAGACATATCTCTATAACGATTTATTAACTCTGATTCGCTCTTTATGGCACCTTCAGTATCAATATACGTTCCATAGGCACCTCCAGATGCTACGGTAACCGCACCGTCTTCATGTTCAACTTGAGCAAAACTTTGTATCTTTTCATTTTTCTTGGATTCTTTTTTTCCGATAGTAAATCCAAATATATCAATAGCCATATCTTTCCTGAATGCAAGTGAATAAAATATTACTGTTTTATTTATTCACTTGCAAAATCAGAAAAAAATGATAAAATGGATTAAAATTATCCGGTTGCTCTTAGTCCTTCGGGACCCGTTCCTCCTGTTTTAGGATTAGGGGCTTCTGTTTTCCAATAATCGTAAGCAAATGTTACTGTAAATTCTTCAACAGAATCATTATCTCCCCAATCTAATGTTATCTCACTTATATCAATCGGAAACAAATTATAGAATTTATATTGCCTGACAACTTGTGGACTACTAAAATCTCCAGTTTTAGCTAATTGTTGTACAACCGTGCCGCTTGGGTCAGTATAATCAGTACTAGTACCGGTTCCCTGTCTATAATTAGCCTGATGAAGGTTTATTGAATCCATCCATTCTTCAAATAGACCTCTATAACTAAAGTTTTCGTCATTTATAACTGTCACAGTCCAATCAGCAAATGTTCTATTTCCTGCTAGTTTTATTTCTCTACCCATATAAGGAACTGTTACTGTTCCGATAGTAGATCCTGGTATGCTAGTAGCTCTAACAAAATATTCTAAATCAGCTCCAGGAACTAATCTAGAATTTATAGCGGGTGTTGTCATCAAGACTTTAAATAAATTAGGTCTTGCTCCATCATGTTTCATTTTACTGCGAAAAGTCGATACATTAAAAGCCATATTTTTTTACTCCTTATATTGCGTTGATTACTTCACTAAATTCTACACCTGTTGATACCGCAACAAAGTTTAAATTAATGAAATTGATAGATCTACTTGGTTTAATGAAAATATCTCCTCTGAATTCATTTCTATCCACAACAACCGGAGGATTATTTGTAGAATCACACACTATTCTATAATCAGTAATACCTCTTCTACCTTGAACATCTCTTAAAAATGGTTCTACTAAACTAACAAAACTTGCTCTTGTGAATTCATCATTGAATTCGAACAATGAAAACTGAGCAGCATTAGCAATTGCTTTTTCTAGAATAATGAAAAGTCTTCTGACATTTATTCTATCGAATGCTGATGGTTTTGATAATAATGTTTTATCGCCAAATAATATTGTACCGCCTCCTGGTAGAGAAATTACAGGATTAACACCAGCACCATAAAGTCTATCTCTATCTGCTAAAGTAGGGTTATAGGCTAATTTTGTAACATTTCTTATGTTTCCTCTATTAAAGCCAGCAGGTGATACGAATGGATTTTGATTATCAGATTGCGCACATAAACCAGCAAGATCACCATTCAAAGGTATGTATCTATTTACACTTGAAAATCTATCAAAAGCATATTTAAAATTACCATCCATAACTGCATAACTAGAACTTGGTAGTTTCGATCTTTTTGTCACAATATTATTGACTTCAGATCCTCTTGTTGATACATCAGAATAAGTTGGTGATACAAACGCAACGCAATCTTTTCTATATTCACATATGTTATTAATAACATAAGTCTGCACAATCTCAGAAACTTCTCCAGTCATCACTAAGGAGACATCAATATCTTCCGGATTTCTAAAGAAATTAAAACCTGCGATTCTATCGGCATCACTTGCTGATGAATTACCATCATCTCCTCCTGATAGAGAATTTGTTGCATTAAATCTAGCAGATCCAATATTACCACCTAAATTCAATGAATAACTTCCGTTAAAAGGTTTTGTTTCACCAAATGATAATTGACTACCCCAAGAATTACTCAATGTTGATGAACCAAACACAATTCCATCACCAGTACTATCATGATCCAACCATCTAACAAATTGAGAATTACGATTTATTATTTCTTTATAATATACACTGTTACCATTTTCTCCTACAGCATTACTTGCCACAGAAAGATTTGGATATCTTTCTAAAACTGAAACTGAAGATTTTGTTCCAAAACCTCTTTTATCTGGAGTTCCAGTAATCAAACCATCTTCATCCAAAACAATTAAATGAATTTCATCTAAAATATCTTTATTTCCTGTTTCTTTTGCCGCAAAGGCACTGGTTAAAGGTGCATTTTCGAAACTACTTCTATATTCCCATTCTCTGGAAAAACTAGCTGCAGAAACAGAATTATCTACAGGTTCGACTAATGTTAATGCAAAATTGGATTCTATTGATGCAACTTTTCTTGCCACATCCACACCTTGTGAATCAGTAAATCTTAATATGTCTCCGACACTAATTTGATATTGAAAAAATGTTTTTGATCCAATTACGCTTTTTGAATTTGAAGGAATACTAATTGTTCCAAAAATAGTCTCACTTTCTTCAAATGCTGATCGAGCATATCTAATGATAGTATTTGCCGCAACAGATGATTCCTCAAATAAATTTATTTCAACATTACCTGCATTATTTGGATCATACTTTACTGCCGTGAAACTAGTATTACTTGCAACATTTGTTACGACACCAACATTTCCTCCGTGTATTTCAATTACATCTCCAACACGCAATTCATTTGCAACATCGTTACCGCCTGTTCCTTCAAATAAAGTTACATTAGGATCTGCATCAAATAAACCAGTTAATGCAACTTTAGTGTTTGCCGCAAGTCTTACAGAACCATCGGCAGATATTTCTGTATTTGCTCTGTCAGGTAAACACATGCTAACTTTTAAACTATCTCCTATACTACCAGGATATTTTGCGCAAAAATTAATTCCATCACTTCCTGTACTTTCAAAATTCTTTTCATAATCATCATCATTTTCAACTAAAATTCCAGTTCCTGAAGTAGAAGAGTTTTTTGCCAAACTTGTATTTGCAGCACGTACTACTTGTAGATTATTAGAATAAGACAAAAAACTAGCTGCTGTCATAACTGATGGATATGTGTATTGATCTGTTTTACCAAATTTTGCAACTAAATCATTATCATCTACAACAGATACAATTTCGTTTATTGGGCCCCATTTAAAAAGTCCTGAAAATGCTCCAACGGATGTTGAAGGAATTGGTACCCTAGTGGTCAAATCAACTTCAGAAACATTTACCCCTGGACTAACCATAAATGCCATACTTTCTCCTGTGATCTCGTTTATAAATTCATACTATTCATATTTATTAAAATATCATTTTTCAGACCGTTACTTATTTATTATGATATAAATATTTTTATGATAACAGATAAAGATAAAAAAAGATTTGAAAAAAAAATTATAAAAACAGAGGATTGTCATTTTTGGACAGCAGGAAAAACCAAACAAGGTTATGGAATGTTTTCATACTTAGGAAAATCTATGCCTGCTCATAGATTCTCATACTTGTTATATAATGGAAATATTAAAGATGATAAAATAGTGCATCAAAAATGTAATAATACTTATTGTGTAAATCCAAAACACTTAATTCTAAAAAATAAAAGTGATACTAGAAAAAATTTTTATCACATAAGAATTAATGATGAAATGATTTTTAATGAATCTATAAGATATCTAGAAAAACTAAAAAAGATCAGACCTGATTTGAAAAAAGATATTGAAATTATAATACAAAAAATAAAAATTCCAGATAATGTATTACAAATAAATATTGAAAATTAAAAACTATCTGAATAAGAAAATTCCTTTTCGATCACCCAATCTTGATTACCCATTCTTATTGTTGATGGTTCATATGAACCTAACCCGTCTTCAATAAATCCAAAAGGCATCAAATTTGCCTCTGCCTCCATTAATTGTTCCTTATAAAGTTTTTCACGCAAATCTAAGTCTGTAATTTCAGTAAAATATTTTTGATTGACTAACCATCCAAACAAAAATAATGTTGTTATAAGATCATCATGATAACCTTCATCAGCTTCATAACTTTGACCTTTTGCTACAAAAGTTGTCAATTCTGTTATAGTATCCAAATCATAAATTATTAGTTTATCATTTTCGATCAAATCTTTTAATGTTGAACAACCTTTTCTTTTCACTTCTTTAGTAGTTCTAACACCCAATTGAGCGCCTTTTCCAAATCCAGCACCTAATGTTTGACCACTTCTCCCCAAAACACTGCTTTGAAAAATATTTTCATACATCAATTCATGATGCAAAATATCAGCAACTTGGCTACCTATATCGTTTGTTTCGACTAAAATATATGCTTTATTATAATATTCACTGACATTTTGTATAACCGAAGGAAAAACCATTGGAGATATATTAGGATCTCTAAATTTTGCAACTTGTATGTATGGAAATTTTGATATGTCTATAATTGAAAATGCTGAAAAATCCTGACCTCTGCCTCTCGCAGTATCTACAATACATACGTAAGAATGTGTTATTTGAACATCCTCATAAACATTTAAACAACCTTTAACTTGTATAGGTTTCTTATATGCCATAGTTCTTAATTTTGAAGCATTTATTAATGTATTCGTAGATCCTATAAATTCACACTCATACTCCTGGGCAAATTGCTGCTCACTGGTATTTCTGATTGTTTCTTCTTTCCAAATTTCATCTCTACCTGGAACTTGCGACCAATGAACATCAATAGGAACATAATCACTTCTACCTTCTTCCGCATCTATCCACATTTTGTAAAACATATTCAAACCTTTTGGAGTAGATACTATAAAAACTTTTGTAGTTTTTCCAGAAGAAATCGTAGGATAAACAGAAGTAAAAAATTGTTCTGCTAATGCAGGGGGATCAATGTGTGCAAATTCGTCCATAAAAATAATATTAAAAGACGAACCACGCACAGCAGATGACGATGTTGATGCTGCCATAACCTTACTGCCGTTTTCCAATTCTATATTACCTCTATTCCAAACTACAACTCCTTGCTGCAACCATTGAGGTAAATTTTCATATGCTGTTTTCAAACGATCTAGAATTTCTCTGGCAGTAGAACCTTTGTTGGCTAAAATTGCAATATTAGATTGCTCATTGAATAGAGCATAGTGCAACAAATAAGAAACAATCGTGGTTGATTTTCCAGTTTGTCTTGGCATTTTACATATAACAAAGCGGTTTGAATGAAATGTATTTACCATTTCTTCTTGATAATCATATAAGTCAAAATTCACTAATCCACGATCTACATGCACAATTTTAACATAATTTCTTGCAAAATGTATTGGATCTTTTGCGCACACCACATACTCTTTTAGAGTATTTTCATCGTATTCAACTTGAACGTGTGCAGCCTTTAAAAGTGGATTCCCAAGATAATTTTGTGTTGGCATTACGAAACCTTTATAAAATGACTAGATTGTTTTGTGTTAGATGATGCATACAAAAAAATCAAAGTTGTTAATTCATCTTTTTGCTTTGCGGTTCCGGATTCCAATATATCAACTAATTGTAAACATAAAAATTTTGAATTAATAAAATTAATTCCTTTCTCCATTAATGCTGCATGAAAAGAGTTGATGTCTAGTGCTTGACCTTTTTTATTATATTTTTTATATTGATCATAATAATTTTTTAAAACATTTTCATCTTTTTCTTGTATTTTTTTATAAAGTTTTGAGAATATTTTATTCTCATCATCCGCAGTTTTAAAACTTTTGCTATTGGAAAATACTGATTTTTTATACACTTCTTCAACATAAAAATCAACATTACCGCCTCCGATTTTACCACCAGCGGCAGATTTACCCTTTATTTCACCTTGCCAACTCACTGGACCTTGAAAAGTTCTAAATTGAACTTCTCCTCCATCACTATGTAAATACATGTCTTGTGATGAAAAAAAATCATTTGTTTTACCCCATTTCCATTCTTTAAACTTATATGATGGTTTAATTTCATTCGGTGCATTGTATGTTTTTATAGTAGCAACTGCTCCTTTTCCTATTCTTTTCAAAGAAATTCCCAACAATCTAATTTTTTGAATTGTTTTTAAGAGTGCAGCTTCTTCTGCTACCTTTGTATTTAAAGCGCCCCAAGATGTTGCAGATTCTTTTAATGGTTTAGAATTTTGATCTAGAGTGGTTGCCCAAATATCACCAGGATTCCATTTATCATCTGAAAAAGAGCCAGGTGCTTGCGCTTTTATGTTTCTTTCTTCTGCAAATTTTTTATCTAGAGTGTGAACTGTTTTTTTTGCAGCATATAATGCTTTCATAAATTTTGAACCACGATGAAAATAAATATATTTACCACTTTCAAAATGATTTTTATAGTTATCATATAATTTATTTGCGATTTTTATAAAAACCATATCATCAATCCAATCAACGGGAACATCTTTTATGCAAGAATCATAGGATTTTGAGGTCACACAATATCTTTTTGCATTATCCATAGATTCTAATTGTTTACTCTGGATCATCATATCAGTTTCAGAAATTTTTCCTTTTAAAATATTGAAAACTAATGAACAATAAAAACACTGCATACACTCAACAATTTCAGTGTCATCAGATCCACCTCCTGATCCACCACCTCCACCAAAATCAGGATCCTTAAACACTTCCTTAATTGATATTTTTTTGTATAATTTCTTATCTTTAATGTTCTCATTGGGTAGAATATATGTCAGAATACCATTCCAACCATTTGAATTTTTTGCTTCATAATTTACACCTAATATTTTTTGACCATTTTTTGTAGATCCAATTATAAAATTTTTTCTATCAGTTATTTTACTGAAAATAATCTGTTTTCTTGTCTTGCCAGCATACGGACCTTTACTTGCTGTTTTATTAAAATCACCTGATTTTAAATTAGCCATTTTTTAATCCTTATCCTTTAACATTTTTTGTAATTCTGCTGTGCTACCCACGAATAGAGCATTAGTAACGTTTTTAGGAGATGATTTTGTTTCTTTTGTTATATCTTTTATCTGCTTATGGACATTTAACAAATTTTGATTTTGTTCACCGACAGTTTTTATTAATTGTCCCAAAACTTCATACATTCTAGCATTACCGCTATCTTTAGCTTCTTGCATCAATTCACTGATAGCATCTTGACCTCTTTCAATAATATTATAAATATTTTCTCTAGCATATTTGTAGTCATTTTCCACATCTTCTTCATTTGATTCGACTTTCACTTTTTCAACAACATTTGAACTGTATCTGATTTCACTTGATATGTCAAGTAAATCATCTAATTTTTCAGAAAATTCTTTCATTTTTCCTCATACCAATTACCATTAATATTTTTGCAATAATCACTTGCATTTTTTAATTCTTCACCTAATTCATTATTTCTTAATTTTGTTATAAAATACTCTTGCGGAACTTTTTTTCTCAAGTGATCTATTGAACACCCACAATGCAATGCAACTTTTTGACCATTCCATTTTTTATCATTAACATATTTTTTATCATAAACTTCTGTCAAACTTTTCATACAACTAATCATGCCATATTGTATAATAGTTGATTTCCACGGATCAATTTGTTCTTTCTCCTTTATAGTACAAGAAGATAAAAATAATAGCACTAAAATAAAATATTTCATGATTCATACTCATCTGTGTCAGCATCATACAATACTGGAGGATTGAAAATTGTTAAGGTCTTGTCAACCAATTCTTTACTGTTTTCTGTCTGAGGTTCAATGGTAATATCTGATATTACATTTCTATGACTTAAATTATCATTGCTAGTTTCAAAAAGAAAATAATCATCATTTTCTAATTTGATTCTTTCATTCGCATAATTAGTTGAACTTTCCAACTCCAAATAATCTAAATTAAACTCACCCTGATTATTAATGTCTAAATCTCTGAATGCTATAGAAATGGATTTTATTATTTTATCAGATGATTTTATATTAGGATATATGAAACCTTTTAAAGTAAAATCTAAAGTCCAAACTATTGCTCTCCTTTGAGTAAAATCACCTATATACTCATCTTCTACTGATGCGGAATTTAAAATAATTGGAACATCTAATTTAATACCCATTTCCGTAAGAATATTTACACTGACTGTAAATTCTGGAGTAAAAAAAGGTAAAATCTGTTCTAATATTTGTGTACCATCTTCAGCATTTTCAACAAATAAAAACAAACTAAAATCAAATGTATATGGATTTGGATTATATAACGATTTCAGTATTCTGTTACCATCATCAAAACTTTTTCTGAATTGTCTGCCAATAGGATTTAATTTTCTCTCTGGATCATAATTAATATTGGTCATTTCAAAACCAATTCTAGGCAATTTAATCGATATTTGACGATCTAAGTTTGGATCAGATTGTAATCTGTTTAAAAACTTCTGCTTAGGTCCATAAGCGACTGGAACTTTAATGGTAGATACAATATTTCCACTAGAATTTTTTTTCTGAATGCTAATATCATTGAATAATGTGCCAAAAACAGCTACATATTTTCTAATGGTTTGATGGTAGAAAGTTTGTCCTAACATTTTACTCCAAAATTTTTTAATATTTGTAATATTTAGTTTTATAAATAGTTACATGGCAACATCAATCAAAACTCAAGGACAAAATTTAACTCTTTATCAAGGCTCAACATTTGAAAAAACATTTGTAACTAAAAATGCAAATAGTCAAAATGTGAGCATCAGTACAGGTTCTTGTTTTTCTCAGATGAGAAAAAATTATACCACAACCAACACATCTCTAATATTAACATTCACAACTTCCATCTCAGGAAGTAATGTGACAATATCCGCTTCAGCAACTGATACGGCAAATATACCCTCAGGTCTTTATGTATATGATGTAGAATATTTGCAATCTGACGGTATCACGAAAGAAAGAATTGTTGATGGTATGATAACTGTTATACCAGAAGCAACTAAAATTTAGTAATTACTTTCTGAAAAAGGATTTGTTTCCGAAAAGTCTATAATTCCATCAGCTTCTGTTTCAATTGTCACATTATCTGCCGTAGAATCATTGACAAATACTTGTGTATTTGGAGTTGTAGATATCGTGTATTCTGCTCCGCTTGTTTGACCTATTACATTTTGTGAAACCGAAAAAGTTCCCACAATATCAGTAATTTTTAATACACTGTCAATTGAATTCCAACTCAAAACTTTTGCGGTTGTATTAGATGTTTCAAAATTATCACCAACATATATGTATTCATTATTTTGATACTCACCTGATCCAGTATTACCATCTAAAATTACTTCAATTGAGTATGAATATTTTTCTTCGATGACATCAATATCATCAATACCAGTATCGATTGATTGATCATCATATTGAAATAATTCACATGTTAAATCATAGATAGGAAGTTTTCCAAATTGATAGAACATGGATTCATGTTCTACAAACCTTATTTCATAAAGTTTTTTATTTAATGGAAAAAATATTAAATCGCCTTCTTTAGGTCTGACATAATCTAGAATTTCTAAATTATCCCATCTTCTTCTAGCAACAGAAAATGTTACTTGATCTCTAATCTCTAATCCAAATCTAGAAATAAAATCACCTTCGCCCTCAAAACCATCAACTGATTTAACATACATCTCAATTAAATAAGCATTTGAAAATTCAGATATAGTATCTTCTAGATATAATGAATCTAGATTAACTAATGTTCTAGGCAAGTAATATACATCAATTCCAAAATTTTTAATAGACTCAATTATCAAATCTTGATGTAAATTTTGCTCTGGTGCATTTTGAAAGTGATTAAAATATGGATTTGTTGCCATTAACCTGGTCCTACCATAAAGTCAATAGGTAATTGAAATCTATTTTGAACTTGCTCTTCAATTTCTCTTATTTCATTTATGGCATCATCATAAAGTTGTCTACCGTCAAGGGTAACACCTCCCGGTAATGAAACACCTTGATATTTGATCAAATTTGATCCCCATTGTTTTTTGAATAATGCTGTGACATATCTTTTTAAAAACATATCATTATATACGTCTGCGAATTTTGTTGGATCTATGATTCTAAATGCTTCTACAACAATAAACTCGCCAATTTCAATATCAGAATTCCAATCTAGATCAAGATACAATCTATTTTGTAATCTATTAAATCTAATAGGCTTCTTACCCACAAAAATATCATTCAATAATTGAATATGTTGCATTGACATTTTATAGTTAATAATTGAACCAGCCGTCAAATATGGCATTTCATTTAAATGAAATTGATATCTGAATGAAAACATATCACTTGATGTTTGTGAACCACTCGTATCTTGAATATCAAAAATAGATAATACTCCAACTATGGCATCAGATAAACCTATATACTTATTGTCAACATCTCCAAAAGTTACTATGTCTCCACTTGATGGAGTAATAATAGTACTACCGGATTTTGATCCAGTAATCGTTTCACCATTGGTGAAACTAGAAGCTGTATTATTATTTGAAATACCTTTTGAATCTTTATGGTCTTTGAAAGTTATGATACTGCTATTTGAAGAAACAACTACCGCAGTCGCATTAGATGTTGATCCGGTTATAGTTTCATTGTTTTCTAATGTTCCATTAGAAGAATCTATTAATAATGTTGAACCTGTTATCTGATGTTTATGGTAAATTTTTTCAGTCGCATCAAAATGATATTCTTGAAAATACTGTAACGCCTCGTCTAGTCTGTCCTCTAATTGATCGTCATCAACATTTATTTCAATTACAGGTTTACCTAAATTCCTTAAAGCGTATTCTTTAAGTTCTGATCTGGTAGTTGGTCGAGACATGTTTTACCTATGTTTTACATTAAATGGTTGGAATGTTTGCGGTATCAATAGTTAACTCAAGACCATTTAATAATGATCCTCCAGAATCATAAACTGGTAATCTACAATCTACACCATCACACTCAATTCGCCCTAATACTTTTAAATCCTCATTAATTTCAGTATCTCCTGTATTTAATACACCATTTATTAAAACATCAGTTTCAACTTCTAATGCCGCTAATTGTGCAACAGATGAAATTGAAAGAGTTTGAGAATCAAGATCAGTTACACCACTTATTGCACCAGTCATATTAATATCTATAACATTCACCGTATCTGCCGTTAATGCATAACCTGTTAAATCAATATCACCTACAATTGTTATTTCTCCATCTATACTAACAGTTCCGACCAATTCAATAGTTGCAGGATCTGCAGAAGTTCCTATGAAGGTATCTGCCAGTGTTGTTGTTGTTGAAACTTGTAAAACTTCAGCGTTGACCAACGGAGTATTTAAACTATCTGCTGAAATTCCCTCATATATAACGTCTCCAGCAGTAACAGAACCCTTAATGAAAACATCTTCACCAAAAAAAGAATTTGCAGAGACCCACAATGATTTAGTTATGTTGGTATTTCCTGTTATATAAACATTTCCTGATCTATTTTGGGCAGGATCAGGACCGGTTATTTTAAGAGTATTATTACCAAGAATATTAGTTTGACTACCTGTTGTGATTATAAAAGCATTACTTTCAATTTCCTGATTAGTTCCTATTTTTCCATTCGCACTCAAAAATCCTCTCAAATGCAAATCATCACTACCCACAATATCACCGTCCTGTATAGTTAAAGTGCCTTTTTTGATTACCACATTATTACCCACAGTCAAATCACCTGCAAAATAAGAATTTGCCTGAGCATTAGCAACTGTCAAATATCCTTCTGTGATAGTTAATAAATTTTTCAATCTCATGTCATCACTACCTAAAATGTCTCCTTCTGAAACATTTAGGTTTCCTTTAACCGTAGCATCATATTCTACAAATATATTATTCGCAAAAATATCACCAGAAGGCATATCTAATGATCCACTTAAACTAACTTCTCCATCAACAACAAGATTTTCAATAATTTTTGTATTTCCAGTTATTGTCAATTTATCCAAAATAACAGTATTACCATGCTGGGTTGGATCAGTAGATCTATTGATTTTGACAATGGCATCTGTTCTAGCACCAGTATCGATGCTAACCAATGAAACGTTACCTTGATTATATAATGTTCCATCAATATCTGTGTTTGATGCAATGTCTAAATTAGTCCCGTTGAGCGTGACATTTCCTCTGGCTGTTATATTTCCTTGCGTAAATGTATTGGATGTTGTACTGCTAATATAAACATTTTCAGCATGAATAGTAGTATTACCTTTTAAATTTACCGTACCTCTAATATTGGTATTTGATGTAGTGTGTTCAACAAAAACATTATAACCTGTGTATTGAAAATTACCATTTACTATGAAATTAGAATCTTTGCTTGTAAAGGTGATCAAATTACCATCAACAATTAAATCATTTGTAATTGTCAAATCTTCATCCATAAGTACATCTGATCTAAATGTAGATTCTCCAATCATATAACTTTGAGTGTCAACATGAAAAGTTCCATCAGGACCAATTACCGTATTACCGGTTACTGTCATTTCTCCATCGACATTTGCAGTGGCAGCTCTCAGATTTTTCTTTATGTGTGTATTACTGGCAAATTCAGCAGTGTGTTTAAAATAAACGGATCCATTTCCATTCACTTCTTCAATGAATAAAACGCTATCATCAGCAAAACTAGCATCACCATCAATCGTAATAGTTCTCTCACCTGTTATATGTCTTCCTACACTTAAATTTTTTGACACTACCACATTATTCGCAACAGTCAATATTCCTGGAAAATAAAGACTATTGTTATATTGATTAAATTCGATAGCCCATCTTCTCGGTCTATATTGTTGTAACTCTGATCCTGGAGGAGGATCGAATAAAATTTGACCCATTCCCATATAAGAATAACCCTGTCGGTCACCTCCTGGATAAGATAAGTATAATGTAGTGTCTTGGAATTCAGTTGCATTCTCACCTATACCAATAATGGAATATCCTGAATCAGTAGCATCAAAAACAGCAATTGTAGTATTTGCATTCTGTACAACAAGATTTGCATTAACTCTTGTTTCATAACCATTAAATATAGAATTGGCTTCTACCCCTAATGTTCCACCAACATGCAGAGTGTACAGTGCAGTATTAGCATAGGCAAAGCCTACTGTATTAAATCCTGTCTTTACAATAACTTCTTGTTCGTTTATGTTGATACCAACATTGCCCGTGGATTCAATTTGAAATATTTTAGAAGAATCATTTTCAACTAAAACTGTATCAACTAAATCTATGGCGCTTGTTTTCACATACAGTGTAGTACCTTGCGTACCGGTACCATTTGAAATAAAACTAACCAAATTTGAAGTATGATCTGCCGTAGATCTTAAATGTAATCCAGTACCTGAAGACAAACTATCGACTAAAATATCAATAGTATTCGTTGTAGTATTTTCAGCATCAATTGATAAAGTATAATTATCAGAATCTTGATTTATATAAATTCCTTTTCCTGATTGAGTATATAAATCCATTAACCTGACGCCAGTTGCTTGAGGATGGCTTTGCTCTATTTTAATCAAAGATCTAGTATCACCGGTTTGATTGTCATCATGTATTTGTAATAATGATCCTGTAAAACTTATCGTTGAAGGTTCATATCTTAAATTAACCATCGAACCTGATGTCAAAGAAGCGGTTGTAATGTTTAACACATTTGCAGTAGTTTGATTACTCTCAACTCTGACCGCACTATATTCTCCTCTATCAGAATTCACAAAAATACCGTGCGCTAAATCCGTGGAAGATTGATGAATATGTAATTTTCCACTTATAGTTTCAAACTGACCTGCACCTGGTATTTGTACACTTCCTCCAAATTCAGAATATATTCTCATCTTATCGGCACTGTTTGTTCCGAAAGTTAAATAATTGCTCGGATTACTATGATTAATGTATCCTTGTGCTGGTGTAGTGCTATCACCAAAGAAAAGATATGAATTTGCAGCATTATTTGCCAATAAAGTCATACCGACTGATGTGTTACCTTCTATTACAAATTCATCACCTCTTGTATCAACAGTAGTTTTTAAAGTATTGGGATTTGAAAAATCTCTTCTTATATGCAATCTACCAGAAGAAGATGTTGGTATTCTAGAAGATCCTATTCCTGCCCATTCTGGAAATTTACCTACAGCAACATTTGCACTATCATTAGTCGCAAGCATCGAACTAGTATTTGATATAAAATAAGAACCAGTATTTACTGTAATATCAGAGCTGTGTATAACTCCGGAATGAAAATCTCCTGAATCTATCTCGGGACCTAGTAACACCGCACCTGTAAAATTATGAGTACCATCTTGAACTGTTAAAGTACCGGTGTAGGTGCTATTTATTTTTAAACTGACTCCGTGTAATGTTCCTGCAGTTCCTGTGCCACCTATCGGAACAACAGGGTAAACATTTAATTTCTGTACTTCTCCTAAATTAGTTATTGTTGCTTCAGTAAAGTCTATTTCTGATGTTCCATCGGATCTTAATGCCTGTCCATTCAATAAAATCTCACTATCTCTTATTTGAACACTTTGTATATAAGAATCTGGATTTGAACCACTAACTACTGGTCCTCCATTAACTTTTATTTCTCTAGCAATACCCAATGAAATAACATCAGCATCTTGAAAATTTACTCTGGAACCAGAACCAGTGTATACAAGATTTACACCAGTTGCAATGTTAGATGTTATTGTATTAGAATTTACAACATTTATATACGTGGCACCTGAAATATCTGTTGTCACGATTCCATTTAAAACATCATCGTCACTAGATTCCATGATGACTTTGATGATTTTATTTGTCTCGAGCCTCCAGTCCTCAAACGTATTAATTAATTCTATATCCGTAAGTGCTTCAGATAGTGACATTTTTATTCCTGAGAAATTTTATCTAAAATAAGTTTCATCATAACTTTTAATTCATTTATTTCTTTTTTCAAATTATTTATTTCAACTGTATTATTGGTTATATTGTTATTTTGTTTCACTTTTAATCTATGAATTTCTAAATTTTTCTTATCTGTTCTAATAATAGCATTCGAAAAACTATCTCTTAAATAATTAGGATCATCAGTTTTTAATTTCATTATGCAACCCCAGCACTATCAAGTGCTATTGCCTTCATATTTAAAACTTTTGGAATACCTATAAAATTTGTTTGTGATGCTCTATTTACCGTAAATGCTATTTTTATAGCAAAGGTTCTGAAATTATCAAAAACTGTTCCGTCTTGATTAGTATAAGATATATATTGATCAAATGTTTTGAAAACAAATTCTTTAGTATCATCTTCATTTAATGAAAAAGTAGAGGAAGCAGTTTCTTGAACCATAGCAACATAAGGCTTTTCATCAAAATTTTCTTGATCACCATCTGCAAGAACTTTATAATAAACATGAATGTTAGTTCCTCTAGGTCTATATACATCTAAATAAATTCTCAAATCTTTGGCATCGAAACCTTCTTCTAATGTAACTCTTTTACTAATATATCTGGATAATAAATTTCCACCGAAAGAATGTTCTTTATTAGCACTCAACATTTCTGATGCTTTAGCACCTTCACCATTTATTTTAATTTCCATCGATACTGTAGAAGCAACATTGGAACTATCATCTCCTGCAACACCACCATCATAAACAGTTACTGTAGGAGTTGTCACATAACCCGATCCAGGATTTACAATATAAACTTGATTAACACTGGAATTTGCGTGAACATTGGCAGCTAATGTTGCTCTATCGGTTCCATAATCTGGTAAAGATACAACAAATACGGAAGTGTTTCCGTTAATGTCAGTATCATATCCTGTTCCGTTATTAGTGATAATAATACTAGAATTTGTCAATTCGCCATTGTTAATTAGGTTTTCTACTGTAATTAATGACAATCTTGACTTATCTATCACAGGCGAAATCAAAGTGTTTGCTGTTTCAAAATATAAATTTATCATCAATGAATTTGAATATTGATCATCAGAAGTATTAGTAATATATGAAATTTGTTTTTGTTTTTGTAATTCAACTGTTTTATTTGCGGAAAATCTAAATTCACTATTTCTAGTCGTTTGATCTCTATCGGTGAAAGAATGTTTAAAATCTACAAAAGTATTCGCAAATTCTAAACCATCACTCATCAACTTAAAGGAATCAAATACTGTATTTGATGTATTGGCATTTAATGAGGTTTGTCTGTTTACGAAA